CTGGACAGGACCCAGTTTTCTCTCTAATATGTATTTGCGTTTAGAAGACCATCCTGATTGTGATAAAGTGGGTAAAAATGGTCAGCGAGGACCACAAAAGAGAGCATATTTTCGTGGTTTGATAGCAACTAGTAAAATATATCTTCCTGATAATAAAATACGAGAACGTGAAAATGATTCTAAACGACGTAAAAGTCCCTTTGTTACATTTATTACACTAGGAATATCAGATAATCAATGGATTGATGTTGTTGCTTGGGGTGCTAGAAAATTATCAAAAGTTCATTGTTTTGAAGGATTTGGTGTTTGGGAAGACGATTCATGGATACGCGTTGAAAGTATGAGTGCTAGTAGTATTTAGACTTACATAAATTTCTATTTATAATTTCTATTTTTTTATATCAATATAAGACCTTGTTTGATTCTATTATTTATTTATTATGAATTATGCTAAATTATATTCAAAACTATTACCTAAAATGGGACAATATGGAAATTTTACACTACCAATGACATTTCAAAAATTTAAGACAAGTGATGTAGTTCGTAATACTAGAAAACCGGGAAATTGCACAATTTTTGATGTAAGTCATATGGGTGTATTTGAAACAAGAAACACTAATAGACTAAACAATTTACTCTATTTAAATTTAGGTAAATTGAAAAACAATAAGGGTCGTTTAGCTGTAATACTAGAAAATGAAAATCGTGTAGTTGATGATTTAATAGTTTCACATATTGATTATCGTAAATATAGACTTGTAGTTAATGCAAATACGAAAGATTTTTATAGAGAAAAAGAATATTTAGGAGAATGCAATAAAACAATATTGGCTATTCAAGGAGAATATTCACAAAAATTATTAGAAGAACTAACAAATACAGATTTATCGGATTTATATTTTATGGAAAATAGGACTATTCATAAAGACGAGTTTGAAATTTGTAGATGTGGTTATACTGGTGAAGATGGATTTGAAATTTATATAGAAGGTCAAGAATCAGATTTGTCTAAAGAAATTATAGGCACTTTAATAGATAAATCATTAGATTCTTCTTTAGAATCTAATATAATGTTTGGTGGTTTAATTGAACGAGATATTTTAAGATTAGAAGCTGGTCTTTGGTTAGCTGGTAATGAGTTTTCAAGAGCGAATCCTATTAAATTTAATGCATTAAATTCTAAATTTTTGATTGATAATAGATACCGAAATAATGAACATTTTGAGACTTTTACTAGAATGAAATTTATAAGTTCTGAAAGACCTTTTAAAAGGGGAACTATTTATTACGATGACGATAAAATTATAGGTGTTGTTACGTCTAGTGGTAAATCATTTAATTTAGATAAATTTATTGGTATAGGTTTTATTAATAACGATAATAGACCAGTCCATTCTACATTAGCATATTCACTTGGAAATAACAATAAAAGGAATCCTTTGACTATACATGATTCACCATTTATAAATGGGAAATATTATAGGAAATGAAAATACTTAAAAACATAAATCTTTTATATGCTACATAAAAATGAACAATTTATTAAAATTAGAATATATTTGGATAGATGGACGAGGTGAAATAAGGAGTAAATTACGTGTTGTTAGAGACAATAATGTAAATATATCTGTTGGTTTTACACAATTTCCAAATGGTTGGAATTGGAATTATGATGGTTCAAGTTGTTATCAGGCTGATGGTAGAGATTCAGAAATTATACTTATTCCAAAGGCAACTTATAGAGACCCATTTACTATAAAAGATAACCATTATCTCCTTTTATGTGAAACAGAGTTGCCAGATGGAAGTCCAACACCATCAAATATGCGTAGAAGTGCTAGTGAATTATTCGACAAACATTACACTAACTTAAAACCAAGATATGGTATTGAACACGAATTCTTTGTTATCGATAACACTACAGGTTATCCTATTGGATATGTTCCTGATAAAACAGAAGGTCAGGGTAAATATTATTGCGGAGTAGGTGGTGGAAGAGCTATTGGAAGAAATTTTTTGTATAGTGCAATGAGACTTTGTGAAAACGCAGGAATAAGTATAACTGGATGTAATTTTGAAGTTGCTCCAGGACAGATGGAAATTCAGATATCAGATTATGGTATTAAAGCAGCAGATGATTCTATCGTGTTGAAGTATATCTTAGGAAGATTAAGTGAAGAATATAATTATAGTATTGATTTTTCAGCAAAACCATTGAAAGGTGATTGGAATGGTAGTGGTTGTCACGTAAATTTTTCTACAGCTGCTATGATGCAATCTGGAAATGGATATGAAACTATAATGAGTTTTATCGAAAAATTAAAAAATAAACACGAGGAACATATTGCCGTATATGGTGATGATAATGTTGAACGATTAACAGGAACTCATGAAACATCGGATATGTCTAGTTTTTCATTCGGAGTAGCTAATAGAACAGCAAGTATTAGAATACCAAGAGAAACAGATAAGAATCGTTATGGTTATATAGAAGACAGAAGACCTAGTGGTTCTGCTAATATGTATGTTGTAACTGCAAAATTATTGGAAACTTATGTAAGTTAATTAGGAGCTATAGAAAGGGAAGGAGCGGATGCAGTTCCAGACAAAATTGTAGGAGTAGCACTACCTTCACTTACAACACTTGCAGGTTGTGCATATTTTGTAGTCATATTCGCAGCAGTAGTATTCATAGTATTAGAACGAGATCTAAATTCTCCTTGTGTTACTGGTTCTGAAGGTGATACTGGAACTGATCTTGATATTGTAACTGATGGTGTTACTGGTGCTGATGTTTGACTAGGTAATTTAGTAACACTTTTAATAACTAAATAACTTTGTCTTAATTGATAATATTGGACTAAATGTTTCATTGATTGTTCTATTGTTATCATTTCATCAAACATAGTCTGTTGAAAATATAAATTACATAATCTTCTCATGTATGCATAATATCTACTAGTTGGTATGCTAGCTTCTCTTGTTCTTTCTTCTACATATTTTTCCTGTTTTTCTCTCTTTTTTCTATAATATAAATCAGAGGCATCGGTTACAGCTTTCGCTTGTCCTACTATAGGTAGAGCGGTATATTTTAAAAAATTTAGACCATATTTTCCAATAGTTTTAAAAGTTCCATCTTTCTTTTTTGTATAAATACCTTTATATTTTTCGATAGTATCTGTTTCTCCTTCGAGAGATAAATAAATTTCAGCAGCAGAATTATCTTGGTTAATTGCAAATTTTATATCATTTAAGTTTAATTTATAAAATTTAGTAAAATCTTCTTTGGTTGATATTTTTCTCTCCCCAAATTGATTACTGTTAAATCCCCAATAAAATTTATGGTATTTTCCCTCATATGGGTCAGTCATAAGAGTAGGATAACAAATTTCTTCATCAACAGTCATATATTTATCTCTTAATATTGGTGCTCTACTTTGGTCTTCATTGAATAATTTACTAAAAATTCCTTTTTGACTAGGTCCAAAACAATTTTTGTCTATATCTTTTCCTTTACTAGAAGAAACATCTGAAAATTTACTATTACCAGTAAAAAAGAATGGTGGATATATACTTGAAGAATTTACTTTATAATAATTTCCATCCTCTTTTAAATTAAGTTCATTATGAGAACCACCACTTTGTTTTGTTTTAGATGTTTCATCATATAATCGATTATAAATGCTAAACACAGATTCGATTATTTCATTCTTTTCACCAAGTTCTTCAATGGTTTGTTCAGATGATGATAATTTTAATGATTCCTTATCCATAGTAGTTTGTTTTGGTAGTGGTAGTGGTGGTGGTTTTTCTGGTTTTGGTATTCCTAATAATGATTGTGATTTTTTGCTATGAATTACTGCTAATGCAACATATACAGCTAAATTAGCTGATAATTTATTTGTTTCAGTTATAAATGCACTTTGTGATACAAGACAATCTAATATGGTTTTTCCCTCTACACAATTTTTTAAAAATTTTTTTAATTCTTCATATCTAAACCAACCATTATAATTATCATCCCTACTGCTGCTATAAAAGTAATTTAAGAATTGTTCATCATTGTTTGCCTTTCTTAATTCTTGAATAAGTGCATACAAAACTTCACATAATTTAAATACACTAGACATATCAGTAGCACTATAATCATTTAGACCTTCAGTTTTAACAATACCAAGTCCCCAATTATAGACTCCATCTACTCCATCTTTATTTATTTTTACATTAAGTAAGATACAAATTAAAAATGTAAGTGTATGAAACTCTGATGTTATTTTGTATTTATCTTTTTTAGAACTAGTCACAAAACTATCAACAAACTGTCTTATTTGTTCTGGATTATGTCTATGTTCAGGATATGCTAGTCTAATACGACTTTCTAATCCTACTACCTGACTTTTCAAGTCTTCTAATTTGGAGAAACGTTTTAATCCTTTCAATTCATCATTTAAAATATAAATATCATAGTATAATTTTAAAACTTGTTCTAGTGAAAATTCTAGTTTATCATTGATATATTTTTTTAGTAAATCATATAATGATTGTTGTTCTACGGTTAATTCTACTTGTTCTACCGCTTCAGATGAACCGAATTTTTTACCCTTAGTTTTCCCTTTTTTTAATTTTCCTAACATTCCTAATATTTTTGATATTAATCCTTTATCGTTACCTAATTTTGCTATTGCAAGTAATTTTAATAACCACTGTCTTCTAACTTTTTCTTCACTACCTTCACCACCTTCACCATCACTACCATCAATAAATGGTGCTAATTTACGTTTTTTTCCTTTTTTCTTTTTTCTCTTATTAGTTTTTTCTCCTTCACTAATACCTAAACCAGAATTTGTTTTCTCCTCAGAAGAAATTTCAGAAGAATCTTCATCAAAATCTTCAACTACTGCATATTTGTATATTTTTTCGTTATGTAATGAAAATCCATCAAAATAATCTATAAAGTATTTTTCAATAAATTCTAAATTATATTTAAAAAAGTTACCTCTATTATTTCTTCTTTCTTTTAATTCATTTAACTCTACTCCAGTTTCTCTTTTAATTATATCATCTAATCCTTCAAAGAATTTATCTCTATCTTGTCCTAAGTTAAATTCACCTATTACTCTTTTATTAAATAATAATTGCACAGATTTATCACTAATATCATCAGGTAATGTTTTTTCTATATATGTTCTAAATTGTATTTCAGTTGTGTTTGCGCCTTTTAAACCTTTTCCAGATTGTTCTCTGATTCTTAATTCGAATAATTTTAATTTATTTTTTATTAATCTATCAAAATAAACACTTTCGATTTTTAAATGATTAAAAAAATCTTCAATAGAAATGTTTCCTTGACTTTTTAAATTTTTTTTTACAGTATAAATAAATTCAAGCATCAATTCATAAGAATTTTCTTCTCTATCATTTTTTACATTAAATAATATTTCATACAATTTCTTATCTAAATCTTCAAATTCAAGATTAGTTTCGTAATTTTCATTGTTAAATCTATCATCTAAAAATTTTGAATATTCTTTTCCATCAAATAAAACATTCCAAAATTTTCTATTAGCACTAGTTGATAAAAAACAGAAATAAATTGTATCCATGAATGAATTTGATAATTTCATTTTTGTATTATTCTGGTCTCCTGATACATTTAATGAATTAATACCATAATGTGTTTTTATTTTTGAAGATAGTTTTGAAAGTCTGTCAATATTATATAATTCAAAAAATCTAAAGTATAAATGTGTTTGAATAACCCTGTTTTCAGATTCTAATTCTTTCATTATTTCAGTTATTTCAGTTGATGAAACTTCATTGAATTCTGATTCATTATTATTTTCATTTTCATTATTTCCGTTTGAAGAAAAACCTGAATTTGATACTTGTTCTGGTTGTCTTTTAGTATTTTCTTCTTCTACCTGTCTCTCAATTACTGGAGTAGTTGAAGCTGTTGCATTTTCAGCTGTTTTAGCAACTGCTACAGCAACTTTTTTTTCAGTTTCCAGTGTATCATTATCACCGCCTTTTAGGGTGTCTAATGTATCATTTACATTAAAATACTCTTCTAATGTATCTTTCATTCTTACAACTTATAACTATATATAAGAAATTAAAATATAAAATAAACCATTAGAGTTTATGTTTCAACTCTTGGTGCAAGACAGAGTTTTATTTCTCCTAAACTTGCTACAGAATATTTAATAATTAGTGGATAATCGTTTTTAAGATATAACTCTATATTACTACATAAATTAGTGCATTTACTAAATAATACCAAATGTTTAAGGGCAAAAATACCTTGAACAATATCATCTGGTGAATCATTCTTTAAAAATGTCATACCACCACTTCCTGTTTCACCAATGGTAGTTTCCTGTGAAGCAAAATCACCATTACATCTAAATATTAACTGATTTCCTAAACTCTGGATTTCTATGTTATCTGCTAAATTATGCATGTCGCGACATATTTTTTGGAAATCAACAGATGGAAGTGTTATGACAGATTCAAATTCTGCTGGAGGACAATGTATATTATCCTCATGTAAATCCATCAAATTTAATTCATATTTAGTTCTAGTATTTTTATCATTGTTTTCAAGCTTAATTCCTAAAACACTTTCATTATCTTCTTCAATAAAAAGTGATAATGTATCATTGTTACCCATGGTTTTAATAAGTTTAAAAAGATTAATCATATTAACACCAATTGTTATCTTTTCTCTATTCAATTGAAAAAATTCAAAATTCTTTGCATTAAGCTTTAAATGAACTAATACAGTATGACTAGAATCCATAGCCATTACCTTAATTCCATTACAATCAAATTCAAAATTAGCATCTGTAAGAATTTCTTTTAGTGCTTCAACTAAAACTCTAAACGCAGAAGATTGAACTGTTTTAACGTTCAATAAATACTTGTTTTCGTCCATTATATTGATAAATATCATCCTTTAAAACTCTTTAAATACCTATTAAATTTAATTTATGCAGGTTTTGTAATTTCTGAATCAATTAATTCTTGGAAATTTATGACTAAAACTCCCAAAAAACATGTTAATACTACCGCTGATGCAATCTTGAGACCAGTTTTTCTTTTTATAACTTGTTGATAAGTTATGGTATCTTTAAGATCCGGAAATGTTTTCATAACTATAGCTGCAATTAATATTGTAGTCATAGTCATTGCTACTGTCATAAAAATTTGTTTCTTTTTTATAGTTGTCTTGGGGAAATTTTTTCTTTCTTCTTCAGATGGTTTTGGACGATTTGCTTCTTCAACTAATAATTTTCTAATAGGTGCAGGAATACTATCTGGAAGACTATCTTTAAATATAATTAAAATTGGAATAAGAAGTAATATTGAAAAAATTACAATAGGAACTGCTTGTCCCCCATAAAAATTAGCAAATAATACTACTAACAATGAAATAGCTAATAAAACTATAGTAAAAATGTGTGGTTTTACTAATTTCCAAGTAGATTCTTCTCTTTTAACTTCACTAAGTAAAATAGGTTCTGACATTCTATTATTATCTTATTATAAAAAAAAATTATGGATAAAATTAATTAGATGAATAAATTAAGAAGGTAGTATAATACTGCAAAGACTGCCATATGAACGTATAATAAATTTGATTTAGAGACACGTTTTAAGAGTTTTCCAACAAATTTAAAAGTATCTGGGTGAGCTAAAAGGTAGAATAGGCAGGCATAGAGAACACTTCTAAGGAAAAGGTCTAAACTTAATACCTTTTTCATTCCAGTCATTCCATTTACGTGACCCATTTGATTAGCGAATCCTTCAATGTCACCTGATTCATCAAATGCGCTATCATCACCTTCATCATCTCCTTCCTGGTCGTTTCCTTCATCGTCTCCTTCATCATCGGCAGTATCTTCGTCGTTTTCATCAGCGTTGTTATTGGCACTGTTTTCATAATCATGTTCATGCTCGTGTTGTTCAGCGGTATTATTAACTACATTGTCTTCATCTGATAAGATTCCTAGTTTTCTAAGAAGGTCTTTTATTTTTTCTAAAACTAATTCATAAAATGAAACCTTTTCTTCTAATTCTTCTTCTGTTAAATCTTCGTTGTCCATACGAGTTTTGACTGTGTCAATGTTATTTTTTAATTCATTTAATTTATCGGTTGCTTCTTTGTTTTCAACACCATTATTATTAAGTTCTACAATAAGATTGTTAGTTTCACTCAAAATATTTTCTAATTTTTCATTTTTTGTAGGATTTTCATCTTGTCCTAAAATAGGGCGTCCAGTAAATGTTTCAACTGTGCTATATTCCTTGAATAATTCAAAAACCATTTATATAGTATATTTTAAGAAATTAATTTAAAAAATATATAATAATTATAGAATGATAAGCAGTTATTACACCTTAATATTACTATTGGTACTAATCATTGCAATAATTTATTTTATTTCAAAAAGAAGAAATTATATTGAAAAGTTTTCTTCTGAAATAGAAGGAAAAACTATATTAGTAACAGCAGCTACTAACGGAATAGGATTAGAATTAGTGAAAGTATTAGCAAAAAAACCTATAAATCTCTTTATTACTGGTCTTAAACAAAACAAAATAATAGAATTAACTGAAGAATTACAAAAAATTAATAAAAATGTAAAAGGAAAAAACGCCAATTTTATGAATGAAAATGAAACTCGAGATATGTGGAAAGCAGCTATTAAAGAATTTGGTAAAATAGATGTTGTTATACATATTCCTATAAATTCATATACAAATCTTAAAATAACTAGAACAGATAATAATGTATTTCATGAATTTCATGTAAAAAATATGGAAAGAATATTAATTTTAAATAAATTAGCTATAGACCATATGCGACAAAAGAAAATTAAGGGAAAAATTATTCTTTCAGCAAATGGGAATTCAAATCATAATTCTACTAAAGTCACACAAGGTTCTCAAATATTAGTAAATGGACAAATTGAAAAATATGCTGACCTTTTAGCAAATGAAGTTTATAGTTATGGAATTGCAGTATGTGTTATAAGAATTGATAAAGATATTGGAAGAAGTATGTTTAATTATAATATTCCTATTCAACGTAATAAATTGGCTGAAAAATTATTGAAACCTATCGATAAAGTTCCAAAACTTTTTGGTAGAGACCCAAAAAAAATAGTTGAGGTTTATTTACAATGTTTAAAAATGGGTAATAGTGAATTATCTGGAAAGATTATATCTACTGAAAATTATATCAATAATAAACGGGTAGCAGATTACGTAAATGTAGATATTCTTCAAAGAAATACAGATCATAGCACCTATTTACGAGATACTGAAAAAGTAATAGGCGATAATCAAGTGTTTTTAAATACTCAAGTTAATACTACTCCACCAAAAAAGGTACGTGATTTCCTAGGTTCTGATGAGTTACAAAAGAGTCTTGTTGGTGTTAATAAAAGAAATAAGTATAAGGGTGAATTACCATCAATGATAGCAGAAAAATGCAGTGTTCCAGTAAATAACATTGTTCTTTTTAAGACAGAAAGAGACCTATTAAAAAAATTAATTGATATTTTTCTTAATACAAAAAACTCTATATGTCTAGAAGATTCACCTTGTCCTGTATTTTTAGCAGAATTAAAAGAAGCTGATATAGAAAGAGTATATTTAGATTATTCTGTTAATAAAACTGAAAAAAGTATAAGTTTTGAATTAAAAAAATTAGATAAGGTTCTTCTATCTAATACAAAAATGTTATATCTTTCAAGTCCAGGAACTATGACTGGTGTTTCATTAGGAGAAAAGAAATTTACAGAACTTATGTTGAAAGTTCCATCATATGTATTAGTAGTCATTGACCAGAGACATTTTGAATCTAGTATTAATGATAAAAAATTTGATTGTTCTAAATTTGTAAGTAAATATAAAAATTTAATTGTAATTAGAAGTTTTAATAACTTTTATAGTGTAGAATCACTTACATTAAGTTATATAATAACAAATTCTGAATTAGCTAATATTATTGAAAGTAAAAATATACTTAATCAAATTGATTCTTTAAATGAAAGAATAGCCATCAATGCATTATCTGATAAAAAATACGAGGAAAAAACTAAAAATAAAATTAAACTTATGAATGAATACGTTCAATCTAGACTCGAAACTAGTAATATTAAGTTTTTAAAAAGTGAAACAAATTATATTATGGTTGATACCTTCAGAAGTAAAGAAGATATTTATAGTGATTTAGAAAACGAAAATATTGTCTTATACGAGAATTTATATGAAATAAAAAATTATTGGACTCTTCCTATTTCTATGAAAAAGACTGAAAATGAAAAAATAATTTCTGTTCTTAACTATGAAATTTAAAAATAAATTACCATTCTAATTCTCTAGTTTCATTATAGTTACCATTCATACATCCTGAGCAGAAATTATTGAGTGGTAATACATCATTTATATTTTCAAGAGATAGATACATTAATGACTCTATTTCAAAATAGTCTCTAACTGATTCTACGTCAAGATGATTATTTCTTACTAATTCAGATTGAGTAGGAATATCAACTCCAAAATTGCATGTATTAATTATAGCTGGACAACCTACTCTTATATGAATACTTTTAGGATTACATTCTCTAATTTTTTTTACAATATTTTTAATTGTAATTCCTCTAACAATAGAATCATCTACCAAAATAATATGTTTATCTCTTATTTCATCACAATTATAAACGTATTTTTTTAATGAAGCCTCATTTCTAGATTTATTGTCTTCTTCGATAAATGTTCTTTGACTAGACTTATTTTTTTGTATAACTTGTGAATAAGTATATCCTAATTCTTCTGCATAACCTAGACCATATTCTATTGCTGTGTTTGGTATTCCACATACTACTACATCATTTTTTTCTCTATTTAATAATCCTATCTGTTTCTTTTGATTATCTCTATCCGCATATTCATTTTCTTGCCTAGCCATATTTTTACCAAACAAGTATCTATATGTTCCTATAGTTTTGCCCTTTAATTCTGATTTTTTATCCATAAAATATATGAATTCAAACAAACAATGAGCCTTATTTTTTAATTTAATTACATCTTGTGTCCTAATATGTCCATCTGATATAACATTTAGTGTTCCTGGATGAATAGTAGTGCTAAATAACATGTTATATTTTGGATATACCAATTTAATCTCATCAAATACTACTGTTTCACTTGCGACAATAATGCTAGAATTATCATAAACTCCTATGCTTAATGGTCTTGTTCCATAAGGGTCACGAAGTATATATATTACACCTTTATATATAAATATTAGATTATATGCTCTCTTGTATTTATTCATAAAATCTATAAGAGCATCTTCAAATGTGCCATCAGTGTTATTAGTTATTGCATTTTTTATCAATTCTGCATCACATTCTGTTTCAGGTATATTACCATTAAAAACAAAAGCAAAAGGGAATTCTTTAAAATCTCCAGTGAGTGGATATGCAGCATTTAGTTTATTTTCTGATTTATTGCTAGTTGCATATCTTGTGTGACCTATAAATATGTTTGACTTTTTTATTCTTTCAATATTTGAATTCAAGAATTCCTTCTCTAAATTTTCTACCTTACCTAATGCTTTAACTGTTTTTATAGAATCATTGCAGTAATAACCAATGCCACTACTATCCTGACCTCTATGTTGTAATTTTTTTAATAATTTTATTATATTTTCACCCTCCAACTTAGCGTTTGGATTATGAAACATCAAGACTCCACATTCAGTCTTCATACTATCTTAGACAATAATGTCTATAAATAAAAAAAAATAAAAAAAAAATTATATTATTATCTTAATGAGACAAATACTTTATCCAAAATATATGTTTTTCATAGCAAACTATGCTGTTATTCTTTTTACACTAGGTGTAACAGCAGCTAAGTTTATAGATAAAATTTTTGATGATA